AGCAATTTTACCTTTGCCAACTTCTTTTTTAGGGTCACCAGCAACTTTCTTAAGACCAGTTGCAGTATAGTTTTTGATTTTAGCTTTAGCGATCTTAGATGCTTTAGAAGCATATTTTTTACTCAAGTATGCTTCGATTTGACGTTCTTGTTTCCACAAAGTCAACAATTTGCGATACTTAGGATCGTTAGCAGCATTAGCTAATTTGAAAACTGCTGCTTTTTGTAAGTGTGTCAAACGGGATTTTTTATCCATTTTCACAATTACTTTTTCCATAGCCACACCCATGTTTTCAGACAATGCAGCCATTTCATCATAGGATTCAGCCATAGCTTGGATTTCATCTGGAGTTGCAAACTCATTCAAGAAAAGAGCGGCGAAAGTAGATTCTTCGACTTCATCATCGTCATCATCGTCGTCTTCTTCTTCATCGTCATCTTCAGCATCTTCATCATCAGATGGGATATCTTCTGGGTTTACATCTTCTGTTTCAACTTCAGGAGCATCTTCTACTTCAGTGCCATCTTCAGCAGCGTCAGCTTCCAATGTAGCTTCAACATCTTCATCGGAAACTAGATCAGCTTCTAATGCCAATAGTTCTTCTAAAGATAATTCTTTTACATCAGACATTGTAAGTCCTCCTTTAAAGGAAAAATGTGTTGTACAACGTTATTTACGTTAAAATATTACTATACTGTTTTATATATAGTATAGATAATGGTCATAACTCCATTAAGGAGTTGTTTTCTAGTAATTTTTTATTATACGTTGAGTAGTTGTACTAATTCATCCTTGTAGTTATGGTTTCGAGTTGTGGTTGTATAGATACGACCTTCACCTCGTTTATATATAGATATGCGAACACAGTCTATATCGACCGTTTCCAGTATCAATATATAACCAAAACTATCACTTTCTGATTTAATTGTAAAGGTAACTTCATCATTACTATAATGAAGATTACCTGGGTAGATACGTATCTCTCGATTGTTCATCAGTTCATGTACTGCAATATCTACCATAGAGTAATCGATATTGAAGGTTTGTAATAATACTCGATTAGGTGTCGTACCAATGATTGAATTTGTGGCGGTATCATCAATGGTGAATAGAATATCTTCTATTTTCACATTCTCATACCTAAGCTTAAATTCAATGTATCCTAGCTTATTTTTTACATAAAACGCTTGAGTAGATACCAATTCACTCAATACGTTTGTTGGATCCTTATAGTGTTCATTCATTCGAATACTATCCGTTGTCCCAATAGCTATCACATCTTCAATGCGAATGATATTCGTAAACTTCAAGAGTCTACCAACATCTAATCCGACGAAATTACCGTCTTTCCACACACATAGATCTTTGTAATAATAACCATGGCAGCGATTATAGGCTACCACATAATCATCACGAATTCGATATCGTTGTGGATTGGTGTGAATGATTTCATTACGTTTACCGTTCTTATAAAAGATAGAAGTTACTTTGAAATCATCTCTAATGACATACTCTTCTTCATTATACTCCAGTATAATTTGAGAAAATTTAAAAATAATTGATTCGTCTGGTTGATCGATGGGACCAATTAGACGATATCGTGATTGGTTAGTCACGTCTTCATGAGCCACATGATATAACATACCATCATATTTATGCAGTGTAATCCCATGAACTATACGTACATTTTCATCTGTGAATAAATGTAGTAGTTCATGGGATTCTTTATATGATGCTATTGTATTATATAAGGTGGCTTCATCTAATGTGATGATGTGGACTTCTGGTTTTAGTTCCATCATATTGTCCTCCTTATGTATATAATCTGATGTATCGCTATTATAATATATACATCAAAATAAAATTAAGTAGGAAGGATTGTTACTAGTATGAATGTGTTTTTGTATGTAATGATTGTTATTCGGAGTGGAACAAAAAAACTCAATCCTTCCTACTTACTTGTCAAGGCTATAGTAATTGTTAACGACAAAAACTATCCATTAAGAATATACATATAACTAATAGTCTCCTATATCAACTCGTGGATAGTGTGTATTCGTACATACTATCCACTTATTATACGACTGATTAGTAATATAACTAGAATTATGTAAAGTAGGTGACACCTTGAAACTCAATACCATTAGAAAATGTAAATGCCCAATTTGTCATAAGAATTACGTTAGTAAAGATGCGGTATATGATCATATTGAACGTGCTCATTCTGATATGATTCCTGAAGGAATCCCTTCTGATCAATATTACTATGACTTAACACACGACAAACATACAGTCTGTGTCATATGTAAACGAAGAACCCCTTGGAATCCAAAAACACACAAATATGCTAGACTCTGTGGTAGAAAAGAATGTGCTCAAAAGAACAGAGAAATCTTTAAAGAACGTATGATGCGAGTCTACAATAAGTATAATTTAGCTAACGACCCAGAACATCAAAAGAAAATGTTAGCTGCTAGAAAGATTTCTGGTAAGTATCAATGGGAAAATGGTGGCGAACCAACTACCTATGTTGGTTCCTATGAGAAAGACTTCCTATTGAACTGCGATACCGTATTCAATTTTGAATCCGCTGATATTATAGCTCCATCACCAAACGTATATCGATACCAATATAACGGGGAAGATCATTTTTATATCCCTGATTTTTATATCCCCGATCTTCGCTTAGAAGTCGAAATCAAAGATGGTGGGGATAATCCAAATATGCATTATAAAATCCAAGCTGTAGATAAAGTTAAAGAAAAGTATAAAGATGATGCATTATTGAAGCAACGAGATAACAACTATATTAAAGTTGTGAATAAGAAATATGGGGATTTCTTGGCATTGATCAATAAACTTCGTTCAGATGATCTTTCTCCAGAGGAACGTAGAAATAAGATCAAAATTAAACCAGAATAATATAAAATATTACTTGGTATCAACATACTAGTAGCTGAATAAACTCGTCATTTATTTAGTTTAACCTTTTCAATAGCTGGAAAGTCACGTAGCTCCATAACCCAAACGGCTACGTGACTTTCCTCTATCCTTTTTTAAAATCGATTTATGGACAATGTGGTAATCACAATGTTTATATAGTATCTCATAAGGAGGATGTAATATATGTCTGAAGTCTTACCTCGTTCCGCCATGGTAAAGGTGACGTTGTCTGATCTTAAGAAAAAAGCTACGGCTGTCTATTGGTCCCTTTGGAACCAAGCTCGTTCCGTAGGTCGTGATGTTAAATTATATCTCCATTGGACAGCTGGTCGTTATGGTCAATTCTGGGATGATTATCATATCCAAATTGATAAGGCCGGTGACATCTATATGCCTGCTGGTGTCAATTTAGATGATATCCTATATGGCACTTGGCATCGCAATACAGGTTCTATTGCTATTACATTATTAGGTTGCTTTGATGCAACTCCTAATGGGTTAGGTAGTGAACCACCAACTGCGGCTCAAATTGAAACTATGTCCCAAGTCGTATGTGTATTAGCCAATGCATTCGATTTAACCATCGACAAAGCTCGTGTTATGACACACGGTGAAGCTGGGGATAATGAAGATGGCGTTTGGTGCCATGAACCATATGGTCCTAAATCTACTGTAGAACGTTGGGACTTGGAATTCTTAGGAACACCTGAGTCTCCTGTATATGACCCATATGGTAAAAAAGGGTATCGTCGTGGTGGCGATGTTATCCGTGGTAAAGCTAACTGGTATCGTAAAGCTGGTATCAAAGGAGTTTACGATCCTCGATAATGACAAAAAGAAGAGTATACGGTTCAATCCGTATACTCTTCTACTTATTTTTTGTTATTTCGTTGATGGTATTTATAAATCCATCGTACGTTTTTAAGATAGTATTTGCGATCAGTATTATTGTATTTTGTTACAATGCCTTTGTTATTACAAATAAAACCTTTATTATGTTTACTAAGTCTTCTCTCTAGTATATCAGCAAAATTCTGTTCACCAATACGTAATACGCGAGTATCACAGACTAGCATATCACTCATGAGTAATAATCTCTCGTTTATTACATCAATCAATTGCGTTGGTGAAGTGAATGTTGTTAATTTCTTAAATGCTTTCTTTACAAATGTTTGTGGATCATCCAAGTATATCTTAACATGATTTCTGCATATATCGTCAATGACTTTAATACCATTGATGTAGTCGGAAGAAGATATGACTTTAGCAATCGCCATCGTTTCTTTAATATCGATAGAATCAGGTTTTAACATAGAATTTCTGATTTTAATACCAAAGCACCCACTAATCATATCCACAATTTTTTTGCGAATCGATTTTCGATATTCTTCTCCAATGTATAATAGATTATGGTCATCGCATAGTTCATCTGGTAATACCAACTGCACCTTATGTAATCGCACATATCCACAAAATATTTTGATATCCGTTGCTAAGATATCACTCTCTTTTAATATCTCAACGGGAACCTTAATAAACGTTTTCTTTTTCGTTTTTAACATCATGAATCTCTCGTTTGTGAGTTGATGTACATAGATACCAAATGGTTCATACCGTATCATATCCATCTCGTATCGTTGTACAGTCCGCTTCACATGAGAAGCTCCATGTAATACATACTTACTTAATGCTTCACGCATATCATGGAACACATCCGGTCTAAGTGTTCCGATAAAATCAGCTAAGTTATCAAAGTCCACAGTCAGTGCTTGTGAGATAATAACTTGCGATTCTAATCCCTGTTCAATAACAACTGGGTATAGTGTATCGAATGGTCGAATTTTCGTCGACAATGGTAATACATTCACTGTATTTTTACTAGTTGCCATAACCACAACTGGTCTATCATAACGAATGACTTGGGTATCTGGAATCTCCTTGTGTTTATTCTCAGCATCATACCCATTATCTCGCATAATAAATACATCACCCGGTTGCACATGAGATGGGGTAGCGGCTTTTCGTTTCTCTTGTTGAGAGTCTAATATAGAGGACACACAATCCTTATTCATTCGCGAGTTATTGGATTGAGATTTCATCGGTTTACGCTTTTCTCTGAATCGTTTACTCGCTTGGTGTCGTCTACTCATCTTAGTACCTCACCTCCTATTACAAAAAATCTATAAATGTTATACTATGAGGTTCACAAATATATAACATTCATTAATTACTTGTGACAGCAAAAAATAAAACTGTACTATAGATAAGGAGATTATACATATGATAACTGATATTACTGATATCTATCGGTACCCAAACGAATACTTTGGTTTACCAGATCAACGTAGATTCCCTATGTATACACAAGAAGAAGTAGAAGGTTGTATTCGCTTCTTCGATTTATGTGAAGAAGAGTATAAAAATACTCTAGCTAACAATATTGGACGTCGCTTACATGAATTAGGATTAGCGGAATCCATTCAATTCAAAGGTAAGTTAATGCGGTACTTTGACGTTCGTAAATATGGAACTAAAAAAGGTTCTATTCAAGTCATGGAAGCTTCTAATGTAGGTACATTAGAACCAATCGTTGGGGCTACTAATGGTGGTACACAAGTATTATCCAAGAAACTTCCTACTGAAGAATTCAATTCGTTAGATGATACTCGTAAACTACAAACCCTAATTGCTAATGGGAATATTCAAACTGTTATTGATGATGAAGATAAACATTCCTTAGCGATTGATGATGTAGCTAAAGAGTACTTGATGAGAGATACCTTGGATTTCTCTCAACGGTTAGACTCTGTTGATGAATCTGTATTCCCAACAATCTATCCAATTCTAAGGGAATCATTAAACAAAGCATCTCTTCAATTAGAAGCAACTCCATTTATGGTATCCTATGAAGGTTATTATGATTATCCAACAGAATACCAAGCCTATATCAAAATGGTATCCAGTACACCTGGTATGTCTGCTAGAGAACGAGCTGATAAAATCATAGCTTTATTATACAATGGTGGTATGGCTGATATTATTAACAACCTTCTTGAACGTAATATGGGTGATGGTGAAGTGGCACAAATGGTTATTAATGCATTACGTCAACCAGCCGACTATATGGAATATAAAACCATATCCATTCTATTAGGTTCTGCTATGACAGATGACATTAAAAACTATATCGAAAATGTAGCTCCCTCATTACAAACAAAAGGATTCCCAGAATCTCTAATTGGGTTCATTCAACATCTAGCGGTTCCAGTTGGTTTACCATATGCTATATATGAATATACTTATAAAGCTATTAATACTGACCGACCAGCTAATGCGGTATTAGCCGCCCATCTATTATTGATGGATAGTGAACCATCCGATATTGAATACTATATCGAACGTGATACTTGTGACTTAGAAAATCAATTCTGGTTATATAACTCTCGTAATGGCCTATGTTATTACGCTCGGTGTTATGTAGACTTAGCGTCTCAAGCTATATTCATCGTTAAGTATCCACTTATCTCTGTATTTGAAGGTAGTGTTAAAATTACTGATGAATATCGAGAAGTATGTGGATTAAATCCCGAGAGTGATCGTGATAGAAACATTCTACTTGACCAAATCACTAGACATATTCGATATGATAAGTTAATCAGTGTTCAAAATATCAATCCAGATATTAAGAAATCTACGATTGTATCTGACACTGACTTTACAGGATACTTACCTTCTATGGTACAACAACTCGATGAATTCCTTCAAGGGATTAAGATGTCATCTGCCCATCTAGGTATCCAATTCAATCCTTGTATGTATTTCGATAATCCAACACTCTATCTACGCGACTATGTTAAGGTTGGTATAGAGAATGATAATATTGCGATGCTTAAAGATGCTGTTACATTAGGTATGTGTATCATCACCAGTAAGCTAGCTGACCGTAATGAAGATTTAAACCTTCCTCAATATAAGGAACTCATTCAGCTAGTACGTTCTACACTATTCCATATTCAGAAGGTAGATCAAACATTCTTGTTCTCAGATTACCTATTTAAGAATCGCTGGGATAGAAAACTCTATATTGTTAGCAACTCTGATAAGCTTAGAGATTACTTAGCTCAAGCCTACAAATACGTATTCAACTTATAAGTATATATTATACAGATACAGTGTCATTCACTGTATCTGTATTTTTATTGTTATTAGAGCACAATACGTATGTAACAATGTTCTAATGAAGAAAGGAGATGATGACTTGAAGAAATCAATCATGCAAATCATCAAATTCGTCCTCATTATAACAGTCATTCTTGGTGTTAGCGAGTACCAAAATGACCCAAAAGCTTTTTCAGTACAAGATGCTGGATCCAAGTACAATAGTGACAAAGGGGACGCGTCGCAGTTAGCGACAGAAAATGTAGAGGATGTCGATTTGACAAACTCCATTTATCTAGTAACATCAAAAGACGTTACCATTATTTCAAACGATGGAAAGGAAACCAAGTTAAAACAGGGTGAATTCACTGTCATCCCTGATGAAAAAACTAAATACTCGCTAAGTGAACGTGGATACTTAACATCCATGAATGGGTTAGCAAAAGTACCTAAAGATATTGCTAAAAACTCATTCTATATTCAATTTAAACCTAAAAATACAGATCTATCTGGCACTGAAGTATTTACTAAACTACCAACTGACTATAAGATGGTCAGCTTAACAGAAACATTTAAAAAGTTTGGTAATGCATCGAAAATCCATTTACCTGCTGTGGAAACAACTCGAATTACTCATCTATTCAAAGGTAAGTTTATCGCTTTTGAACTGAATGGGACTCGATACTTTATTCCTGAGTCAGACGTAATTTGGTCTATTCGCAGTGTACGAGATCTTCATCTCGTATCTCGCTATACAGCAGGACGACATGTCGCCCAAGAGAAACGAACCAATATTACAAATGACATCACCCAACCAACCAATCTATCCGCAGAAGAACTCGATAAAGCGTTATCAGGAACTAACCTTGCAGGTCTTGGTCAAGCCTTCCAAGCAATGGAAGAACGGTGGGGTGTGAATGCCTTATTTGCTATCTCAGTAGCAGCCCATGAGTCTGGTTGGGGTACTAGTTATTTAGCTAGATCCCGCAATAACTTATTTGGTATTGCTGCCTATGATGGTAATGAAGGAGCTGCGTATGGCTTCTCTAGTCAAGCAGCTTGTATTGATCATTGGGGTGAGATGATAAAAGAAGTATACTTCAATCGAGGTTATACATCGCTTACCTCTGTGAATAGTATCTATGCATCCGATAAGAGTTGGGCAAGTAAGGTGCAATCAACTATGTCTGCTATGCAACATAAGATACTCAATTAGAGTTAAATTCTTAAATAAGAATTTATCTATATATTATTTAATTAAGTCGTAAACAAATAGTCAAGTCGAATTGAACTATTCGTTTTCGACTTAATTACTATTTTATTTTTCACTTAGAGGAGGTTGCACATATGAGCAACAATCAACAAGTCGGTCAACAAGGTGGTCAACAAACCAACCCACAACAAAACCGCAATAATCAACAACGTCCAGTGATGGACCAACAAGCCCGTAATTTTAATGAATTATTGGCTAACAACATGGCACTGATTCCAAAGGGTGTTACGTATGAAGTAACTGACAAACAAATCAACCGTAGTGTTGAATTATGTTTGGAACGCCTTGGTGTCGAAAACGTGCATCAAAAAGTATACTGTGTAACTCAATATAACACAGCATTCTCTCAAGTCCTAAAGGGTAAACAAGTTAACCCTAAACACCCAATTGACCCATTCAATGTGTATATCGTACTTCGTCTTGATAAAGAAGATCGTAAACGCATGAAAGGTGGCAAACGTGGTTACGGCCATGGAACTGGATATAATCAAGTTATGAACCGTCTATTCCATAATAAAGCCGATAAAGCACAAGGTAATATCATGGTCAACAAAAAGTTGAATGAAACGTTGGCACAATTCACTACTCGTGAAGTCAAATTCCAAATTACCCCAAATGGTAATGCGGCTCGTTTCAAATTGGACTGTGATATCGTAATGCGTTATATCTTCGATATCCCTGAGAACCAGGGTAACTTTATCGTTGATATCTTAAACGTACACGACCAAAGAAGAAAAGGGTTCAAAGCTATTATTCACAAAACATTTGCGAATAAAACATTCAAACAAAGCGACTTCGACCCTTCTAAATACGTTTAATCGGTAACAGTCAATCTAATAGGCATGGATCTTCGGGTCCATGCCTATTATTTTTTTACTCCTACACAGAAAATTAAAAAGGAGGCACATCTATCATGGCAAGAAAACCATACGACCCAAGTCGTTTTAAAGTAGAAGAGATTATTGAGAATATCTCTGAATCTGATACTAGTAATTGGGGCAAATTCATTATCCGAGCATCCTTTGATGATGGCCCTGCTAATATCAATATTCGTAGTATGAAATTAGGTGATGAACCTATCATCGGTAAAGGTATCTCATTAACAAATGAGGAAGTAGATACTGTTGTAGATACCCTTGTAGGTATGGGTTTTGGTAGCATTAGTAAACTAAAAGATAGTATATCTGATAGACAAAAGCAGTTCGGTGGATTCGATATGAATTCATTTATGGGAACTGACGATGATGACGATGATGATATGCTAACGATTGATGGTGACCAAGATGTTTGAGATTGTTGATGCATACGCCAACTCATTTAAAATCAAATATTTGTTCTTGGATAAGCTATTCAATAATAAGTTAACTGAAACAAATAAAGCCGGAAAGCAAATTGTGCAGACAGCTAATATCTATATCAACTTCGAGTCATTGTATAATAGTATTAGGAATACAACGATTGAAAAGTTCGTTAAAGTAGCCACAAAGAAAGAGTTGAATGAATTATATCGCAATATGATATCCAACTTCATCAATATTGTGGCTCATTACCGAAAATACTTTTCTAAAAATCGTATAAAGACAAATATCTTCCTATACTATAATGCGATACCAGAGCATAAAATAGAATATAACAACACAGCATTGGTTGAGAATTATCGTCAGCACTTTTTCAGTTCCTTAACTGATTTAGAACGCTTAACGGTCAATAGTATCATTCAAGAGGCTATCTCGTTTATGCGAATCATCACCGAATACATTGAAAATGTGTATATGGTAAGTACGGATAGTGTTGAATCCTCATTAGTACCGATGATTATTAATATGGAGAATAAATATCCTGCCAATATTAATATCATTATATCTAAAGATGAGTATGATTTACAGTACGTGAACTACAACTTCCTACTTGTCACTAAGTTTAAAAAAGATGCGGTATTGATCACAAAGAAGAATGTGATCAAGTACATGTGTTTCCGAAACAAGTTTGAAGAAAAGCGATTAATCAATCCATTGCTCATTCCATTCATTATATCCTGTAATGGTAATCGTAAACGTTCTATTAAAGGAGTTAGTGGATTCCGATTCATTAAAATATATAAATCACTGGAGAAATTATATGAGGCAGGGTATCTAAATGATGACGATGAAGAAACGTTTACCATTACTAATATTGCTCATGTAATTAATCAATCCAATTTTAACTTCTTAAATCGAGATGATATTGCCAATCAAGTAGTACGCAACTATCGTGCCGTTGATTTAGAATATCAATACGATGTATTATCCGATGTACAAAAAGAGAAAATCTTTGATCAACTTACGGATAAAACTGACCCTAGTACATTGATGGAAATCAATGACCGTTATTTCTCTGATTATCCATTAATGTTAATGGAACTCAATCAATATGACATAGTTGATGAAATGAGGGAACAATTATAACATGGGTATCAAGCTAGACACAGGTAATTTACTTAGGAACATATTCAGTTCGGTTAAACGACCGAACATTCCTAAACTAGATGTCAATGGGTTGCTTGATAAAGCATTTAAAATGGGTGGGTCAGCTGGTGGCAATAACCAATTTCGCTCTAATATGCAAAATCACAGGTACCGATATCGAGTGGATGCTTGGCAGGTGTTAATACCCGGTCAAGAACCAATCGATATGGTACCTAGTGCCATCCAGAATATTTTTCTTACCCAATTATATGATGAAGCAATCCATCCTATATTAGAAATTAAAACATTACTTCCACCTCGATTACATGAGGCGATTGTCAATCATAAAAATGATGTGAATATTCGATTCCGATTGGTGGCTGTCGATATTAATAATCAGAACTCAGGTTATCATGATATTATCAATGATACCTTTATTGTATTGATTGATGATGAGGCCCCATTCCAAGAAAGCAAATTATACGATAAAACCAATGAAGCTCAAGGTGGTAAAGGTAGTGGTACATCTTCTGGCTTTAAAGCGGAAGATAAACACTGGTACAACGTTAGTGATTATACGGAAAGCTATGAAATCTCCTTATGGAGAGAACGTGATTTAATCGCTATGAGAAAGACAGTCAATGAAATCTATAATGACTGCACCTTATCATCGGCTCTTGGCCATATCTTAGGAAATGCAGGTATTGATAAAATGCTCATTAGTCCATTGAATAACGATAAACAATATCCTCAAGTGATTATTCCACCAATGAACCTAATGAACGTGTTCGAATACTTACAACAAACGTATGGTACCTATTACTTCGGCACTATGTCTTTCTATGACTATCGATGCTTATATATATTAAATAAATCTGGTGCGTGTGATTGTTATGAACAAGGTGAGTATAGAAAGACCATTATTACAGCGATCGATAATAGTAACTCATCTAGTAAAGCAACAGGCACATTTGAATCACCAGACGAACAAGAATACGTCATGTACGTTGACCCAGAAAACATCAGTGTACAGACACCATCCACTACACAAGACTTAATTGCCGGTAACAATGTAACCATTGTTGATTCTGGTAATAATGAAACAACAGAAGTGAGTGGTGCTGGTAAACAACGTGGTATGGGTAACTCTACCATTGTATCAGATAAGTTCGGTAACGATTTTAATAAATCCGTTATGTTAAGTGAAATCAATGAACGGAATCTCCATTTATCGTGCTATCTATTAGACCATGATCTATTTGCTATGACTCCAAATAAAGAGTTCGTAGTGTACTTCACGGATAAGGAAAAAGCTAAGTATAATGGATATTATCGCCTCACAAGTGCAGTGGCAGCCTTTACTAAAGCAGGTGGCATGTTCAATTGTGCTGGGCAATATGATTTTGCTTTTAAATCTGGTTTGGGTTCCGATGAGGTTCAACTATTAGATGCTAAGGTAAATCCTAATATTCAAATAGAACAACCTAAAGCAAAAGGACCATCGAATACACCAACACCAAAGGAAACCAATGATATCTATGCGGATGGTGTACATGCAGACTTAAAGAAAGCATCTGATGTACCGAACCCTCATGATACTGACAAGCATGGTAATATTCAAGATAACAAGTATCCAGATATATTTAAGAAAAAATCTGGTGATTCTGAAGCACGTAATGAATATAATCAGAAGGTTCAAGATGCACATACACCATCTAAGGCACCTAGACCTAGGTCATTAAAATAATTTTTT